GAGTTTGACCGTTACTCTAAAGAGATGCTGGAGTATTGTAAAAGGGACGTAGCTGTAAACGTAAAAGTCTATCATGAGCTTCGTAAAGAAAGTGCTGGTTTTGACCCAAGATGTATTGAGTTAGAGACCAGTGTCGCTTCGATCATGAAGGATCAAGAGGCTCATGGCTTTTACTTCGACAACTACAAAGCTGACATGCTACTGGCTCTCATGCGAGAGAAGATGAAGCTCGCAGAGAAACGAGTTTCAGAAGTCTTCAAACCCAAGGTAGATGAGAGGTATATCTATCGTAAAGAAACTGCATCTGGTGCCCTATCTAAACTAGCAACTTGGGATAGAGTGGGTGGGCCAGGAGTGCGTCTCCTCGATGAGGAATATGAGTTCTTTAGCAAGTCTTCTAGCATGTATACCACCAGAAAAACTGTAGTGGATTTCAACATTGCATCACGCAAGCAGGTAGGTGATTACCTCATTGAGTTTGGATGGAAACCAAAACAGTATACTGAGAATGGTAGGGCTGTTGTTAATGAGAAAACTCTATCTGAGATTGAGGGTATACCTGAGGCAGAGCTTATTAAAGACTACCTCATGTATCAGAAGAGACAAGCTGCGTTAGAGTCTTGGCAGAAGTTCCTTGAGAAAGACAACAGGGTTCATGGGTTTGTTATACCAAACGGTACTATCACTGGACGTATGACACATCGTGATCCTAACATGGCTCAAATACCTAGCGTTAGTTCACCCTATGGTAAGGAGTGTAGGGAGTGCTGGACAGTGCCTACTGGATACAAACTAGTAGGTATAGATGCTAGTGGCTTAGAGCTTAGGATGTTAGCACATTATATGAATGATGAGGAGTATATAGATGAAATCATTAACGGAGACATACACACCGCTAATCAAAGACTTGCAGGGCTTGAATCAAGAAATCAGGCGAAAACTTTCATTTATGCACTCCTATACGGAGCAGGAGATGAGAAGCTTGGAACAGTGGCTGGAGGAGGCAGAGAAGTTGGTAGTAAACTTAGAGGGCATTTCCTCCATAATCTCCCATCATTTAATAACCTTAAGAACAGAGTATCACTCGCAGCTAAGAGAGGATTCCTTAAAGGATTAGATGGTAGAAAGATATTTGTTCGATCTGAACACGCAGCACTTAACACATTGTTACAGGGTGCTGGGGCCATTGTTATGAAGAAGGCATTGGTTATCTTCAGTGAATACATACAAGATATGGATGCTCATATTGTGGCTAATGTTCACGATGAATGGCAGGTAGAAGCCAAGGAAGAGATAGCAGAAGAAGTAGGAAGACTTGGTATAGCTGCAATCGTACAGGCTGGATGGGCTTATGATTTAAAATGTCCCCTAGATGGAGAGTTCAATGTCGGAAACAACTGGTCAGAAACGCACTGATAGAATAAAATTAGAAAGTATCTGTAATGATGAAGAAAGCATGGGATTTCATGCATCCTTTGAAGACGGTCTAAGTATACAGTACGAACCCGTAGGGTTTTTAGACTCTACAAAAAGAACTCTTTGGATAAATGCTGATCCTGATGAAGTTTGTATAGCTTTTTTTGATGATAAGTTTGAGGAGGGATTTAACACAGAAAATGAAACAGGAGTCTGGTTGTCTTATAGGAGCAGTAAATTAACATATCATAAAGACATAGTTGACACCGTCGATGTTTTAGAAACTTTTTACAGACCCGCTGATTATGAAGTGGATGAAATGTTTGATGCATATGATTATGGTCCAGAATCTTGGAGAATACAGGATGGTATAAGATGGGTATACCTCCATGAAAATATGTGGGTATCAGAACTAGGAGACTATGAACAGGATTAATGGTAATGTCAAAAACAACTAGTCAGAAACGCATTAACCCTAGAACAGGGAAACCCTACTACTATAAAGACAACCCTGAGGCTGTAAAAGCTAGAGGTGCAAAACGTATGTGGGTAAATGGAAAAGAAGTATCAAAGTTCCATCCACTACATAAACCTGGAAGGTATAAAACTTTAGGTGATGCAGCCTTCAGTTCTCTGAAAGGATACGAAACTATTAAAGAGGGTGAAGTGTATATTATACATAACCCATCTTTTCCTGGGTGGATAAAAGTTGGTATGGCCTTGAGTGCAAACGACCGTTTAAAACAGTTTCAGACAAGCTCTCCCTTTAGAGACTATGAACTAATCAAAGCTTATAAAGTTGAAGACCGTAGGTTGTCAGAGGCAGAAGCACATAAAGCTCTAGGCAATAAGAACCGTAAGGGTGAGTGGTTTTACATGGAACATGATGTAGCTGTTACAATACTAGATGGAATATTCACAGAGGTATATCAACATGAACTCTTCTAAAGATTTAAATAAGTTAGTAGATGACATATATGAATCCATTGCTCCTTTGTCAGAAGGAAAGAATTTAAATTTACCTGAGGATCTTATAGAAGATTTTGGAGAAAGAATAAAGTCAGTTATAACAAATTGGTCTAAGCCAAAAGAACAAACTAAGGGTTTAAGAATGTCTAATATTGGTAGACCCGCTAGACAGTTATGGTATGACTCAAGAAATAACAACACCAATTCAATCCCATCTGCAACACAAATTAAATTCCTCTACGGTCACATCCTAGAAGAATTACTTTTACTTCTTGTTAAACTCTCTGGTCATGAGTTGTCTGATGAGCAGAAAGAGGTCGAGGTAGATGGTATCAAAGGCCACATGGACTGTAAGATTGACGGTGAGGTTGTTGATATTAAAAGCGCCAGTAACTTTGCATTCAAAAAATTCAAGGATGGTACGCTTGATGGTGATGATCCATTTGGGTATCTATCTCAGCTTGCTGGCTATGAAGAGGCTGAGGGCACTGAGGATGGTGGGTTTCTGGCTATCAATAAAGAAACAGGAGAGTTAGCTTTTTACAGACCTGGAAAATTTAGCAAGCCCAATATCAAGTCTAAAATTTCTAGCATTAAAAATGCTTTGACACTAGACAGTCCACCAGAGAGGTGCTATCAGGATGTGCCTGAGGGTAAGAGTGGTAACATGCGTATCGCTAAACAGTGTACGTATTGTCCCTATAAGAACGAATGTTGGGCTGATGCTAACGCTGGTCAAGGACTACTAGCATATAAGTATGCGTCAGGTATTAAATACTTTACTAGAATTGCAGTAGCGCCTAAGGTTCCTATGCTATGAACAATAAAAAATTAAAACAAATAAACCGTCACTCAGAATCCTTGTTTAAGGACTGGGTAAAAACTTTGTTGCCTGAAGAAGAAGCAAAGAAAGTTGATGAGACTGATTACAGGGATCTAGTGCCTGATGACTACCATGTTATGGTTGGACCGTCATTACGGCTGTCTCCTCATTCTCCTGCTTGGATACGTAAGAAACTAAAAAAACTATTGACTACTGATTCTTCTCTTGATATCTTTTCAGTAACCTTAGAAGACCTACAAGGTATTTAAAATTAGTACAAAGAAACTATCTAAGTCTGGCAAAAGAAAACCTAGAAAACCTAGACCTAAAAAGCTAACACATCCTAATGGAACTAAGTACGATTCCATATGGGAAGCTGTTCTGCATGAGTCAATACTAAAAGACTGGGAACATCACGCTGATAAAATTAGTTATGTTGTTGAGCATACCTATGAGCCTGACTTTGTTAGGACTGTTGAGGACAAAACAATACTACTAGAGTCTAAAGGCAGGTTCTGGGATCATGCAGAGTATTCTAAGTACGTGTGGGTTAGTAAGCGTTTGCCTGAAGATACAGAGCTTGTTTTTTTATTTGCTAATCCTTCAGCACCTATGCCAGGAGCTAAGAGAAGAAGAGACGGTACAAAGAGATCTCATGGTGAATGGGCATCCTCTAATGGTTTTAGATGGTTTAGTGAAGAGTCAATACCTGATGAATGGATTGATGTAGCAGCTAAAGAAACAGAAGATTTTAAGAAACGAAATAGTAAATTTAATCTGGAGATGGAATGAAGTACAACAAACTAAATGATATTACACCGCGTGAGTGGGATAGCGTTTCAAAATATAAAAGAGATCCGCACCATAAGAATGATATGGTTAATCATCCACCACACTACAACAAAGGTGACATAGAATGTATTGATGGTATTAAGGCAATGCTTTCTGAAGAGGAGTATATTGGCTATTTAAGAGGTAACTCCTTAAAGTACAGATGGCGCTTTCCATATAAAAACGGTACAGAGGATATTTTAAAAGCTGAATGGTACGAAAATAAATTGAAGGAGATTCTCCTTGAAAGAAAAACTAACACATAAAGAGCAGCGTAGGGAAAGGTATGACCGTAAACAATACAAAGGTAAACCTGTAAAAGCTAACAAAAACTTCAAGCGTTTAAAAGCAGAAGAGCTTAAAGACAAAGAATTCAAAGAAGAATTAAAGGATTTATAATGGATCAATATCAAAACTACATTCACAAAAGTCGATATGCCCGTTACTTAGATAGTGAAAAGCGTCGAGAAACTTGGGAAGAAACTGTAGAAAGATACGTAGATTTCTTTAAGAAAAGAAACAAAGAGAACATAGTAGACTGGGAAGAGGTAAAGGAAGCTATCTATAACCATGATGTTATGCCTTCTATGCGTTGTATGATGACTGCTGGTAAAGCTTTAGATAGAGATAATGTAGCAGGGTACAACTGTTCATACCTTCCTATAGACAGTCCACGATCCTTTGATGAGCTAATGTATATTCTCTTGAACGGTACTGGCGTAGGCTTCAGTGTAGAGAGAGAGTATGTAAAACAGCTTCCTGATGTTGCTGATAGCTTTCATGAGACTCCAAGCACTATCATAGTATCTGACAGTAAAATTGGATGGGCATCTGCGTTTAGAGAGCTTATTAGTTTGTTGTATGCAGGTAAAATACCACGTTGTGATCTAACAAAAATTAGACCAGCAGGAGCCAGACTAAAAACTTTTGGTGGCCGCGCTTCAGGACCAGAGCCTCTTGCTGATCTTTTTAATTTTGCAGTTGACCTGTTTAAGAGTGCTGCTGGCAGGAAGCTTACTTCCTTAGAGTGTCATGATCTTGTGTGTAAGATTGCAGACGTTGTTGTAGTGGGTGGTGTCCGTAGATCTGCACTCATTAGTCTCAGTAATGTTACAGACAATCGTATGTCTAATGCAAAGAATGGTGAGTGGTATCTGAGCAATGGACAACGAGCATTAGCTAACAACAGTGCTGTGTATTCTGAGAAACCAGACTTCGATACTTATGCATCTGAGATGAAACGTCTATACGAAAGTAAGTCTGGAGAAAGAGGGATATTCAGTAGGATTGCTGCACAAAACGTAGCTGCTAAAAATGGAAGAAGGGATAGTGACCATAAGTTTGGTACTAATCCTTGTTCAGAGATTATCCTGAGACCTTATCAATTCTGTAATCTTTCTGAAATTGTTGTAAGGCATAATGATACTGCGGAAACCCTACTGAAAAAAGTTAAGATAGCGACTATACTAGGAACCCTGCAAGCCACCCTAACTGACTTCAGATATCTGCGTAACATATGGAAACGCAACACAGAAGAAGAGGCGTTGCTGGGTGTATCTATGACAGGTATCATGGACTGCTCGCTAACAAACGGATCAAAGGGAGAAGAGGCTACTGCAAAACTTCTAGAAGATTTGAAAAAGGCAGCAGTGTTACAAAACAAAACACTGGCTAAGAAGTTAGGCATAAACCAATCAACTGCTATTACCTGTGTAAAACCATCAGGGACAGTATCACAGTTGACTGACAGTGCTTCTGGAATACACCCCAGGTTCAGTGAGTATTACATTAGAACTGTACGTGCAGATAAAAAAGATCCTCTAGCAACTGCTATGATCTCTTCAGGATTTCCCTACGAAGAAGATGTAATGAATAACTCTAACTGGGTGTTTTCGTTTCCACAAAAATCTCCTAAAGGTTCTGTAACTGTAGATGATCTTGGATCTATAGAGCAGCTAAAGCTTTGGAAAATTTATCAAGACAACTGGTGTGAACACAAACCTTCTATGACATGCTACTACAATGATGATACTTTCTTTGAAGTCTGTCAGTGGATATGGAAAAACTTTGATAAGGTTAGTGGGATTAGTTTTCTTCCTCAGTCAGAGCATGTGTATAGGCAAGCGCCCTACCAAAAGATAACTAAAGAAGATTATGATATTTTAACTTCTAAGTTTCCTAAAGGAATGGAATGGGATTTAGAAGAAAGTGAAGATAATACAGAAGGTGTACAAACATTAGCATGTGTTGCAGGAGTGTGTGAGTTATGATAAAAAAGTTATTTAATAAAGTACAAGATTTTTGTAATGATATTATAATAAAAATATACTATGGGTTTGAGTTGTTTACCTTGGTAGAACTAGCAGTTATACTAGGTATACTGTTTACTATAATTTGTTTGACGGTGGCCCCATTTGCTTACTAAAGTTAAATTAATAGATAAACTAGGTTCTGACAAAACAGTTGTTAATGCTGCTAGGGTATCTTTTAATAAAGAGATATCTGAAATGAAACAAGCAGACAAGAAGCTTATTAAGTACCTAGCTTCTCATGGACACTGGACTCCTTTTGGTCATGTGCAACTGCAATTTAGAATAGCAGCACCTGTATTTGTAGCTAGACAATTAGGTAAACATCAGGTAGGATTAGTTTGGAATGAGGTCAGTAGGCGCTATGTAGATAGTGCTGTAGGCTTCTATACTCCAGAAGCTTGGAGAAAACGTGCAGATAACAGAAAGCAGGGGTCTTCTGATGAAGTACTAGAGATTAATCGTGACCTCTTTAGAGACTACCACAAGCTTTTAGAAGCTTCTAAACTTATGTATGAAAAGTTACTTGAAAGAGAAGTAGCACCAGAACAGGCTAGAATGGTGCTTCCTCAGAGCATGATGACTGAATGGATATGGACAGGATCATTACCTGCATTTGCTAGAGTAGTAAAATTACGTGATCATGCAGATGCACAGAAAGAATGTGCGGAGATTGCTAAGAGTATTTCTAATGAGGTAGAAAATACAGAAGACCTATCTTGTTCTTGGAACGCTCTTACGGAGAAGTAAACTATGCCGCGTGTTGAATCACTATCAGCTTTATTACAAAAGGAATATACAATGGAAATGGATACTTATTTAGCAGCTTTAGAACTGACTTACAAAGCAGAGATAGCTGCTGCACTAGCTAATCTAGATAATCTGTTGAACAATGCAGTTGGTGTTGCAGATCATCCAGACTTAATAAAGTCGTTAGATAACTGTATTACTGTAATAGCTGCTGCACAAGATAAACTGTCAGTACTTCAAGATACTTTGAAATGAATTTGTATAGTCCATGAAGACAGAAGCTAACATAATATCTTTTAGAGTCCTTATAAACTCTAAAGGTACTCTTATGACAGAGTACAGCAAGTTGCCCTCATCAAAAGTACTTGATGTTTTTTCAGAAGATGAAGCTGTTTTTATTAGAAAAATTCTAAGAGAACTAGAACCTAAACTTGAAGACCTTCATACATTCTTAGAAGAAGAACTGCAAGCTTTTTAACTAACTGCTTTTATGTTTAACTTTTGTTTCATAATGATCTTATCACTAGTTTCAAGAATAATATCACTATGCTTTTGAATCATATTAAGTAAAGTTTTTTTATAATCAGCTTCATCATATTGAAGAGCTTCAGAAAGCACCCCGCCTAGATGACAAATAACCTCTGAGTTTATTCGTAACACTGTAGATTCTGGTAACTCAAAATATTGAATTGTTTCTTCCATACGCATCTCCTATACCTTCACATCTACTGTTGATTGTTGAGAAACATAATTCTTTAGTTGTACTTGCCCATCATAGTATTCATAAAAGACAGTTCTAAAAACTTTTGAAAGTCTATTAAGTTCCCCTAGTTTTTTATCTACTGTAATAACTTCAGTAGAATTGCTTTTACTCCAAGTAGAAACAGGAACAGTAGGTGCTACTTTTTCTATCATTACCATTTAACCTTATCAGCCCAGTAGGCTGCGCTCATTTTACCCTTAGCAATATTTCTACGGTGCCTTGCTTTAAAACTTGCACGTTTCTTTTTCATACGTTCAGACTCTCCTGCTTTGGGCTTACCTGCTGTACTAGCTCCCTGCTCTCCAAACCGTATCGTCTTTATTTTGTCTCCTTCCTTTGCCACAACAATATGCGACTTCTTTGGATGCTTTGGAGTTCTTTTAGGTTTATTATAACCTGATACTCCCGCCCTAGCTAATCGAGGGTCTCTTTTAGACTTACCGCCTTTTTTATAATCATCCCTCACGATTTTCTCCTATAGCTTCTAGTTTTCTTGGCAATCTTTTTAGGTTGTTTGCTGTGCTGCTTACCTTTCTTTGTGTCTTCACGTTTCTTACGAGTAGTAGCCGCATACTCTTTAGATGATAAAGCCTTGATAGCTTTTTCAGGCAAGTAACGCTCCCCAGTTTCGCTAGATTTCTTACCTGACTTAGTACGCCATTTCTGCTTTGTCCAAGCTTTCAAAGACTTTTGAGATTTTTTAAGTGCCATTATTGTATGTGCCTTGAGTCTTGTTGTTGCTGTTTAATTTTTTCTTTATTTTCTTTTCTTTGCTGTGTTTGTTCTGCCATGCTTCCTCCTAATAGCTTCTTTACCTTGCTTGGCTATCTGAGCTTGCTGTTTTTTACCAGCCGCCTTAGCCCTCTGCTCCAGTACAGTCAGTATTTGGATTTTACGGGCGAAAGGTTTTTTAATATTCTTAACCTTCCGCACCGTATCCCTAGCATCTTGGACAGTGGCAAACGCTATACTAACGGTATCCTTAGGATTCTCATCTGTGTATAGCCGTCTACCACTACCCTTAGGCTTCTTTCCAGTTCCTTTTTTAGGATCAGCCATTACTTCCTTTGCTTCCTTCTTTGTTATAAGTAACGCCTCTATAGATTAGAGTAGCTGTTTTGCAGCATGCGTTATCTTCTGTTTTATTTACACGAACACCTCTATATACATTAGACATAATATACCTCCAGTTTGAATTGAAATAAATCAATGCGTTCCTTCAGCATTTGCCTACTTCCGTCCTTTTAAAAGGATGAACGATTACTTTTTAGAGACTAGCTCCAAAAACCTCTCATTTATAGCCACCACCAGCAGCCTTGTATTGTTTAGCAAGCATTTGGGCTTTACGTGCAGACCACTGCCCTGGTTTACCACCTTTAGAACCTGCTTTAATTTTTTCAAAAAGTCTTTTACGCATTGTAGGCTTAGTGTAATTACCTGCCTTATTTACAGTAGACTTTTTTTTCTTCTTTGCTGCCATACCTGCTCCTAATCATTAAATGTAGTAGTATCTTCTACCCACTGAGGAATACAATAAGCTTCTATATTCTTTTGCTTTTTGTATTGTACTCCTTTTAAATCTGTATCGCCTGTTTCAATATAGTGTGCAAATAAATTACACCTTTTGACACTTTTGAAAAAAAAATTATCCGGTAGTCTATTGCCATCTACAACAACTACCAGCATAAAAGCCATTATCATTGCTCTCTAGCGACCTTATTAACCTTCTCGTAGCTCCTCATTGCACCCAAGCCCAGCATACCCATCATTACTGGCACTAACAGAGTTGTATCTACCTCTGGAACTTCCATCCAAATGCCAAGGATGTTTGCAATAATTGTATTATACAGTAGACCCAGCATACACACCCAGCCAATGCTTGGCCTCCAGCCAGAAACAAAAAGACTTTTGTGAGCCGCCTCGACTTTGTTAATCTCAAGCTGTCCTTGCATAGCTTCGTGAGCATGTCGTTCAGACATTGTGGCTATCTGATGGGCCAAAGCAGCCTTCTGGTCTTTATCCTCTATAAATTTATCCAATAACCCTGTTACAGGACCAATCAAACTACTTACAATACTCATTTATTACTCCTATTAGCCCATGCAGAAGCTCCAAAGAAAGCTGCTACAAGACCAGCAATTGCTACAAAATACACAGAAGCCATGTCACCAAGGATATCAGCAGCTTGTGAAAGACCTACCCAACTACTAGCAACTACTAGGCTGGGGTATAGTAGCATTCCCCACAAAGCAAACCATGCCATGTTTCTTTGGGCATCAGCCTTACTATGTTGTAGTTTTAATTCTTGTAATTGCTGACTAGTTTCTAACTCAGCATCTGTAACAACACCATCACCATCTGTGTCGTACTCTGAATATTCTGAATCAGGCTCTAGTTTCTTGGGGGTCATGCTAGTAACTCCATACCCAAGGACGTGGGCGCTCATTAGAATCCTCTAGGTCATCCAAATGGATAAATCTAGAATCACCTTTTTGGCTCACACCAATACCTGAGAAACCCATCTTCATAGCCTCCTGTAGTAGCTTGTGAGCGTTTTTTCCGCTACACACTATATCCATAGCCCTACCTGACGTATGCGCCCCAGGAGAGCTTTTAGAAGCTTCTATGGGGTGGTCTGGGCAACGGTAAGCAGAGCTAATAATAAAAGGAAAATCTACAGTTTCTCGTAATGTTTCGACACTTGTCATGAAGTATTCGTTCATTCCTGCCTTTCCGCAATGCCTACAGGTTAGTTCTCTTTCTTCAAAGTATTTGTACATAGTTAACCCTTGTAATTTAAACTAGCAAGTTCTTCATCTACACCACTTCTACGAAAAGAATCTGATGCGTCTACAAAAGCTCCTCCTGCTTGTTTATCATAAGGAAGCCCTGTCATCTTATCTATACGTTCATCAGGTTCTTCAGCAGTTCTAGGAACATCTTCTACAACTCCACCTTTATCCTTACCTTCTCTATTTTCTTGTTCTGCTCTTTTTCTAGCAAGAAAAGCAGGATCAGCAAGAACTCTAGATAATCTTCCAGGTTTATTTGGTTTATCTTCAAAATCGTAAAATCCAAAACCTTCTGAAATATCTTGAATTTCAGTACCAAAAGGAACTAAAGTATCCATACTTTGTTTTACAGCCCCCGCATAATCCCCGTAAGTTATATTTTTATAAATAGCAGCAACATCTGTAAAAGCGTCCTCTAAAAAACCAAGAGCAGGAGCCACTTCTGAAATAGGAGAACCAAATGATCTACTACTAAATAATCTAGCAATTTTATCAATAACAAAATTGTTATAATTACCACTGTGTTGTACAGATCTTCCTAAAGTTTCTAAAGTAAGATAAGTGTCTAAATAAGATTCTTCATCTTCTTCTAACCACTCTCCTGTAGGATCATTAGCCCAGTCTAAAAACACACGATGACCATTATAAAGTGCTAAAGCTCCTAGCCCCTTTGCAAATAGTTTATGATCTCCATCTTCTAAACGAGTTATTAGGGCATTAGTCTGTGTAGTTTTAGCCTGTGACCAAGATAAAAACTGACCTAAAGCTCTGTAAAAAGGATCTCTAGACTGTGCGAAAGCTCTTCTATTACCCATAGTAGGTATCAAAACATCTCTATCTGCGGATTTTAAACCACCAATGTTCAATATTTTTCGACCTTCAGTACTTGCAAAAGCTTCATTTACGGTTTTAAAATTGTTTAGTTGTTTGATATAATCATCAGTAAGTCCTAAACTGTTAGCTAGATTCTGCAAAGCAGTAGTTCTTTTCTTTGCTATTTTCTTAGCTACCTTAAAGGTGTCTTCAATTCCTGCGTTATAAGCATACCTTCTACTAAAGTCAGTAAACTGAGGAAGAAGAATAAGCTTAAAAAATCTTTCATTAGTTCTTCTTAAACCTGTCTGAATAGTATTATTAGGATTAGCAATTTCTAAAGCATACTGTCTCATCTCCTCTTCAAGACTAGACATTTCAGAAAATCCTGTTTCTTTTCCAAAATCTTTTTTTGAAGCTATAGCTCTACCAAAACCTTTTAAGCTTGATACTAAGCTTTCATTATTAACCAAAGGCTGCGCTAGTTCTGCAATACTTGTTAAAGCAACTTTAGGTAGATAAGCAATGTTTGCAGCAGTTACAAAAAAAGAAGTTAATGCAGATGTGGCTGGATTACTAGCAAGAGCAGAGTCAGCATGAATTAATCCAAAGTAACCATTCACCATGTCGTTTACAACAGACAACTCTTGTTTTTCTTTTGCAGTTACTCCTGCTAGATCAGAAGAGGTTTCTCTTAGTTTTTTATACTTCTCTCTTATAGATTTTTTAAGAGCTTGTATTCCTTCACCGTTAGGACCAAACCTTCTTGCAAATTCAGTAATGTTTATACTATTATGCAGATACTTATTTAATAGGTGATTTACATCATTTACAAAAAAACCGTTTTCTGCTAAAAGTTTTCTAGCTTCTCTATTAGTAAACAGACGATCTTTTTCAAAGTGATCTGTCAAAGGGCGCATAGCAGTATAAAACTCTTGACCTACCTTTTTACTTTTTTCAAATGCTGATCTAGGAGCAGTTGATGGCACCCCTGTAGACATCATATTGCCTAGCCACTCATCAATCTGAGCAGTAAACTTAGTAATCTGATCTTCAGTAAGCTCTTCAGCTTTTAGTTGAGATTTTTTCTGCATTAAAAAAGCTTCTCTATAAACAGATCTAGCTTTATCAGCATTCTTTACTATGTTTGTAACATTGTGAATTTGAGGCAAACCATAGTCTTCTAACATTTTAAATTTTATTCCTGAACTTTCTGCTCTTTTTGTAAGATCAGATACAACCTCTAAAGAAGCGTTAGAAAGATTATTAATAATATCAATTTCATTTCTATTAAAATTAGTAGTCAGATATGCATCATCCCAAAAATTATTAGCTTTCATATAAGCAGCATTAAACAACTTATCTCTTTTTTGTTGACCTTTAATTGAAAAAATGTTAGTATCTTTTATAGCGTTTTTAAATTTCAAAGAAAAATCTTGTAAGATTGCTTGTTTACTTTCTTCTACTGACATAGAAGCTGCACCTCTTAACTTAGCTCCTCTTTGAGAAAATAAATTTTTACTTAAAGTACTAAGCTCTCCTCCAAAAACGTGTGCTTTAGCCGCAGCACTTCCAGAAAATAATACTCTAAAATGCGTTCCTAAAGAAGATCTTAAAACCTTATCAAATACTCCTTGAGCCTCATCAGTTATTTCTTTACCTAACTTCAAGTTATTAATTTTTTGACTAGCAATTCCAGCACCAGCCCCAGCAATCATCCAAGGAATTGGATTAAACTCTTCATCAGAATAAGCATTAAGAGTAGCACCAGTACCTAAACCTCCTAAAGAACCTATAAGAGGTCTATATACAACTTGAGAAATAGTATTTTTGTTTAACTGTCCAACAATTTTTAGTTTTCCTGCTGGGCCTATAATATTTTCAGACATATTTTCTGCTTGTTCTTCATACATATTTGGCATTTGTTTTCTGTAATCTTTAGATTTTTCTACTAAACTTTCTAATTTTAAAAAATCTGCATCAGATAATTTATCTCCAGGCTTTAAGTATTTAAAAGAATCTTTAGGTCCACCTTTTCGCCTTAACTGTTTTTGTTCTTTGTATTTTAACTGTATTCTATTAGCCAGCACTATTTTTCTACTATTGTTTATGTTGTTTAATATGTCATCAAGACTTTCCTTTTTTGATGAATAC